CAAAGATTAAAAATATTCCTAAATTTGGATGGTTATGTGAATCAATAACAATATTTCAAAATTTGTATGACAAAATAAAATACGATTATAAAAAAATATTTAATGACATAGATTACATATTTACTTCTGATGAATACTTACTTTCTTTAGATTCAAGATTTAAGTTTTGTTATTCATGCAGCAATATTCCTTGGTCAAAAAAAGAAAATTGGAACATTTATAAAAAAACAAAAAAATGTTCAATGATATGTTCAAATAAATTAAGTTGCAATCTTCATCTTCTTAGACAAAATATTGCAAAAAATAATATTGAAAAATTTGATTTATTTGGAGGTTTTTTAAATTCTCCTTACACTGGTGAAAAATTTAATGATTTTTATAATAAAGATAATGCTTTAAAAGATTACATGTTTACAGTTGTTATTCAAAACAATGATCAACCTTATTTTTTTGCTGAAATGTTAACAGATTGTTTTTCATTTGGAACAATACCTATTTATTTAGGTAATCCTAAAATAGACTTGTTTTTTGATTTAAATGGAATAATATCTATAAGTTCAAAAGAAGATCTTGATAAGATTGTTCTTAGCGAAGAATTATATTTGTCTAAGCTTGATAGTATAAAAAATAATCTTGAAAAATTGTATACTATGGAAATGAGCGATGATTATCTTTATCAACAATGTTTAAATCTTATGGAGGTTTAATATGTCTTTATTTAATATTGGTGATATAGTTGCTTTAAAATCTGGTGGAATGCCAATGACAGTTGTGGCTTTTGGTGAAGAAACAAAAGAGGTTTTAGTTGTTTATTTTGATTTAGATGCTAATGTTATGCGAGATGGTTTTCCAGCAGAGGCTTTAGAATTTACAGAAAACAGATGGAAAATGAAATATTGTGTTGATATAAACGAAGAAGATTATACAGATGATGAGGAATTTTAATGCCATACTATGAATTTTTATGTGAGTCATGCGAATACAATTTTGAAATTAAACTTTCTTTTTCTGAAAGTCATCCTAAAGATTGTCCAAAATGTAAAAAAGCAAAATTAAATCAAGTTTATGATGGAAATACTATTGTCTGCATGAAAGGTGGCGATACAATAGGCCAAGTAGGGGAAGCTAATTACAAAAAATCTGGTGGTAAAATTAAAGAACATATGGCCAAAAAACAAGAGTTGCAAGATTCAAAATTACCTTGGTGGAGATCTGGAAAAGTTAATGGATTAAGTAAAAAGGATAAACCTTTAAACTTATCTAAAATAAAAGATGTTAAAAATTACATAGAAACAGGAGAAGAATAATGGGATTAATTCCAAAGTCTGGAGAAGATTCACCACATACAGCTATAGTTAGAATAAATTGGGAAATTCTTCCAACAAATTCTGACGGTTTATATGGATCAAATCAACCAGTTGATGTTGGTTTAATATTGTTTAGAGCAGATGGTTTGTCGTTTCAAGAGTCAAAAAATAAATTAGAGGCTTTTTTATCTAATGCTGTTAACGACAAAAATTTTGTGCATATTTGGAAAAGAGGACAGACAATATGAAAATTGAAGATTATGGAAATCTTATTATAAGTTGTAGCAATTGTAATAAGCCACTTGTTGACTTATTTATAACCAATACGGATGCGGACATTTACTGGAAATGTGTTGCAGAATGTTGCTATTGTGGAGATAAAAGTTTTGTAAAAGATGTTAAAGGAATTTTTAGGTCAGGTGGATGCGTTACAATAGACAGAGAAAATCCAGATCATTTTACACAAGACACTCTTTTAACAGACATTGTTACTGAAGACAATAAAGTTATATTTAAAACTCAGAAAGGAAAAAAATAATGTTTTCTGTAATTGGATTTGATAAAAATGGAAAAGAATGTGATCATGAAAATTTTTTGTCTCTTGCTAAAAAAAGCACTGATACAGATTTGAAGAGTGAAAAATTTTGGGTTAAAGTTTGTACTAACGGAATAGATTCTGGAAAACTTTTTGATCCTTCTTCAAGTTTGTTAGAAGACCTAAAGCGTTTTGATAATCACACAGATAAACATAGGTACTCATACAAAAGCGTAAATAAAGAATGTTTTAACTTTTACATTTCTTATTTATCAACTAACAATTCTTCATTTTTAAAAAATGCTGAAAGGAATATATCATGACTAAAAAATTTAAAAATGCTTTTTTGAATGAAATTGAAATATATTTTATTGAGGGCAACTGTTCATCTATGTCTTTGAGTGATGTTGCAGAAAAACTCAACAGAGATGTTGAATTTATTAAAGATGTTTACGACAAGGCTAGAGTTAAAAAAGCTTTAACATTTCAAACAAAACTTGGAAGCGTAGCCATGACAGCAGCACAATCTAGCAAAGGTGATGATATTGTTAGATCAAATGAAAATCCTGCTTATATGAAAAAATTTAAAGATAGTATTCATAAAATATGATTTGCAAAAAATATGACAAAGAATATTTTGAAGATAAAACTTGTTGGGCAGTAGAATTGTCCAATGGTGAAACTATTTATCAAAATGATGGTTTTGATCAGGCTGTTGAGTTTTCTGCTTGGATTAGACTCAAAGAGTACTTGCACGAAAACAATTTGAAAATAGAAAAAATGTATGTGAGATTTAGATCGAATATTTTTTATCCTTTAGAAGATTATTGTGAAGGATACTTTTTCTCTATGGGCATCATTGGTATGATGTCTTCTACGGAAAATATAAATTTTTATATATTGGGTTCTATTAAGAAAGATGTTGTTAATATAAAAAAGATAAAAGTTCCAGAACTAATAATTTTTGATGAAGAAGAAAGAAACATTTCTGATTGTACTGAGCAACAAGTAATTTTAAATACGAAAGAAAATTATGGCAAAGGAAAGATCTTTAAACAGTAAATATGAATCTAGGCATGGTGGTGGTTGGATAACTCCAGCACAATTTTTGGCTGAGTTAATGTGTGAGCGTTTTGCTAAACAAAATCGTCAAGATATACCTCCAAAATTTTGGGATAAACAACCTTGGAAAAAAGAGTTTTTTAAACAACTTTCTTTAGCAAATAAGCTTTTAGAAAAATATGATCCAGCATTAGTTTCTAAGGCATTAAGATCACAAGAAGGTAAAAAAATATTTTCTTTAGGTGCTCCTTGGCTAATAAAGCTTATAGAGTTTGAAGAATACAAATTCAAGGAAGCAGATGAGAAAAAGGTTGAGCAAGTAGAATCTCTTCCAGTTAAAATGTCTTTTGTTTTAAAGAAGTCAACACTAAGTAAATTAAAGGATATTGAAAATGAGTGATGAAGTAGAAAAAATAATTAAAGAAGTATCAAAACAATATGGTGCTGGTATTGCAATAAACGCAAGTGATTTACTAGATGAAGAAAAGCATGTGATACCACTTTCTCCATCTTTAAACCTTGGTTTACATGGCGGTATACCAGAAGGTTCTTGGGTTACATGTTCTGGTCACCCTAAAAGCGGAAAAGAACAACCTATTTCTGCTATTGTTTATACTCCAAATGGTCCTAAACCAATTGGTGAATTAATGTTAGCAGAGCATGTATGTACACATGATGGCAACTCAGCAGAAATTCTTGCTATCTATCCACAAGGGATTAAAGATGTTTATCGAATAAGTTTTTCTGATGGAACATTTGCAGAGTGTGGATTGGATCATCTTTGGTCAATTAAAACAAAAGACCACAAAGATTTTGTTGTTAGACAACTTAAAGATTTTATTAATGATATTTATTACAAATCTGGAAAAGTAGCAAAATATTCTATACCAATTTCTACCCCTGCATTATTTAATGAAACAACCAAAGAAATTTCTCCATACATCATGGGTATTTTTCTTGGTGCTGGAATATTTGGAAAAAATTCAACATATGTAACTCTTGAAAAAGATTTAGATATTATGAATGAAATGTCTGATAGCGATAAAAAATATATAGTTTATGATAATGAATCTAAAAAGATTTCTGCTAAAAATTCCAATCCTTTTATAAAGCTTGGGCTTTTTAATATTGCAAATAATCAAAAGTTTATTCCTCCAAAGTATTTGTTTGATGGCGTTTATAATCGAACAAAACTAATAACTGGTATTTTAAAAGTCGCTGGATATTTAACCAAAGACAAAAGCTTAACTATTACAGTATCAAGTCAAAGGCTTGCAGAAGACATTGTTACATTGGTACAATCTTTGGGGGGCATAGGTAACTATTCTGTCCACAAGAACAAAGATTCAAAAAGATATGTTTGTATATTAAAACTTAATATTTTACAAAAAAGAAAAAACAAATTTGAAAGAAAAATAACATCTGTAAAAAAAGTAAGAAAAGAAGAGTGTGTTTGTATTACTATAAACACAAAAGATGGTTTATATTTAACCAATAACTTTATAGTTACACATAATACATTAACCTCACTTTCTTTTGCTGCACAGTGTCAAAAACCTGAGAATGGTGGTAGGCATGTGTATTATCTGAACATTGAAGGTCGATTGAAGCCTATGAATCTAAAGGGCATAGCTGGCTTAAATTTAGACAAAATGACAATCTATAGGTCTACTCAAGATAAGATTCTTTCCGCAAAAGACTACCTAAATTTGGCGTTTAAAGCTATTAATACCCATCCAGGAAGTTTGATCATCATAGATAGTGTTTCTGCCCTATGTGATGAAAAAGAAATGGATGAAGGGATTGGCTATGAGAATAGAGGGGCTGGCAATAAGCTTTTTGCTGGTTTTTGTAGACAAGCAGCCAATATAGTGCCAGTACAAAATTGTATTGTTTGGGCGATTATGCACTTAACGCAATCTCAGGGCATGTATGGCGGTTATACAGAAAAAGGTTCTAGAACATTGCAATATCAAGCAGATGTTCAAATGAGAGTTAAATTTGATAAGGCTTGGAATGTTGGGATAGAAGGCAAAGAAAAACAAATTGGACAACAGGTTCATTGGTTAATTGAATCCTGTGCTTTAGGATCACCAGGAATGGAAATTGATAGCTATATTCGTTACGGCATTGGTATTGATAATACATATGAAGCCATAAATCTTGGTTGTCAACTTGGCCTTATAGCTAAAGCTGGTGCTTGGATGACACTTGATTTTATGCAAAGACATTTAAAATTGTTAGATTCAAAAGAATGGGATGATGCAACAATAAGAAAAGTAAAAACTCAAGGTGCAGAAAAACTTTATAGGCTATTACTTGAAAATCCTTTATGGGTAAAAGTTCTTGAGCAAGAAATAAAAGGTCTTCTATCATGAAAATAAAAGGTTTAGATGGAAGAATGCATTCTTGGTCATTCTATGGTCAAATGCCAGATATAAGCGATGAAAGAAAAAGATCTGAATTACACATAAGAACAAGAGCCTTGCTTAAATCTTTATATCCAGTAGATAGAATACTTGAAGAAGTTCATTTGCCTGGTTCTGGAAATTTGTACGCAGATTTTTGGTTGCCATTAAGAAATAAGATGATAGAAGTTCATGGGGAACAACATTATAAATTTGTTCCTTTCTTTCATGGAACACAGCTAAACTTTTTAGCATCAAAGGCGAATGACAATAAGAAGAGAGAATGGTGTTTAATCAACGGAATAGTTCTTGTGGAGTTACCATTTAATGAATCAACCGAGCAGTGGCAGTCAAGAATTGAACTTGACTGAAGAACAAAAGATTGATCTTGCTTTAGAAAAATACGAATTGACCATTGGGTTAACACCAATTCCTTCTGACAAAGAGTTTACATGCATAAAATACTTATACTTATCGCAGGATGATTTATCAAAAATGAGCAGTGAACAATGCTCAGAGTCATGTGTTTTACTTAATAGCTTTTCTTTTCATATAAGCAGAGTTATAAATAAAGAAAAAACAAAATTAAGGTGGTGTAATGAAAAGATTTTAAGTGTTATAGCAAATAATCTTTTAGACTACAGATATTTTTCAGCAGAAGAAAGAATGGCTTTATGCATAAAAGATAATGATTATGCAAAAAAAATAAAAAAACTTTCTACTTTAATACAAGCAAGAATAGATAGAATTGAATATTTGCCGATTAGACTTGAAAAAGTTGCTGAATCTTTGTTAAATTTAGCTTACTCAAAAAGGAGAAACAATGAATCTCGTTAACATGTTGAAAACAGCAGTTGAAAATAAAGATTGGGCATTAGTGTCAAAAGCATTAGATATTTTAACTGGTGATGAAGAATTTATTGTTTTAACACATCAACCATCTACTCCAGCTAAACAAGTTAATTTTTCATCTAATAAAGCTTCTGTCAGTAGTAAGTCTTTAGTTCCACCAACAGCCAATAAGTTTGTTGATGATTTAACACTTGAATCGGGCTTTATAGAAAAGAGTCAAAAAGTTTCTAATAAAAGTTATAGACAACCATTTAAAGAAGGCGATCATTTTTGCGAAGTAAAATGCTCTAAGTGTGGATGCGGTATGAAGGTAACAAAAGAAGAACACAAGTTTAGAACAATTGATTCTGAGTCAGCACCATTTACATGCATTAAGTGCATTAGAAATTCGAGTAGATAATGAACGATGTTGCATCTGAAAGAGTTATATTGGCTGCTCTTTTTCAAAAAGGCTATGATTGCTATATTGAAATTTGTGATATTGTTGATGAAAACAGTTTTAGTTCTGATGAAACATCTGCGATATATAAATGCTTGGTAAAAATAGTAAATGAAAAAGATTCAAAAGCCGATATACCATCAATTATAGCTGTAGCAAATTCTTTAAAAATACAGCAATTTTTTCAAAAAGATGATCAGGCTAAGTATCTTAGGTCTTTAACATTATTGCCAGTTGAAATAGTTAATGCTAAAAAGGCAGCAGCAAAATTAAAAAAGATGCAAATTGCTAAGACTTTAGCATACAACTTATCTAATTGTGCAACTGAATTATTAGGCATGACAGGAGATGAGCCTATTTCACAAATAGTTTCTCTTGCAGAAGCAACTGTATTAGATCAAACTTTTAAAATTTCAAATGCAGAAGACCCAAGCCCAAAAGAAATATCTGAAGGTTTAGATGATTATGTAAAATTTCTAGAAGATAATCCAATATCTCAACTTGGTATTTCATCAGGGTTTAAAGTTTATGATAGGGCTATTGGGGGCGGTCTTAGGCCAGGAACAGTTAATTTAATTGGTGCAAGAATGAAAACAGGCAAATCATTTTTTGCAGATAATGTTGCAATGAATGTTGCTAAACAAGGTATACCTGTTTTAATGTTTGACACTGAAATGACAGCGAAGGATCATTGGCATAGATTATTGGCTTGTATTGGAAATATTAAAATTGAAGAAATTGAAAATGGTTCTTTTTCAAAAGATTCATCAAAAAAGAAAAGAGTTCACGATGCTTCAAAAGCATTGAAAGATATGCCGTTTAAGTACAAGTCCATTGCTGGAAAAAGTTTTGATGAAGTTTTAAGTCTTGCTAGAAGGTGGGTTATAAAAGATGTTGGTTTAGATGATTTTGGTAAAGCAAAGCCATGTTTGATAGTTTTAGATTATATAAAATTGATGGATGATGGAACAATATCAAAAAATATTGCTGAATATCAAGCGTTGGGTTTTTTAATGACAAGCTTACACAATTTTATGGTTCAGTATGGTGTCGCTTGTTTAGCCTTTACTCAATTGAATAGAGATGGCATAACAAGAGAAGATACAGATGTTGCATCAGGGTCCGATAGAATTTTGTGGTTGTGCAGCAATTTTTCAATATATAAGCGTAAAACGGAAGAGGAAATGGCAGATGAAAGCGTTTCTCAGAATAATGTTTCATATAATTTAAAACTAATACCAGTTGTTGCAAGACATGGTAAAGGGATTGATGCTGGTGATTACATAAACATATCTGGAAATTATGAATATGGAAGAATAACAGAAGGACCAACTAGAAATGAATTTCATCAACTTAGATCAACAAGAATTAATAACGGTTTTCAAATAGAGGAATTACCAGATGAAATCTCAGCAACAAATTGATTTTAAATTAGCAAATAAAATAATTTCAAAAAACATAGATGTTGTTTTAAATCACTTCGATATTGAATTAAATTATACAGATGCTTATCTTTCTGGTCCATGCCCAATACATGGTGGAGATAATAAGACTGCATTTAATATTTTTACATCTGGTAATACGCATGTTGGAAATTGGATATGTTACACGCACCATTGTGAAAAAAGTTTTATAAATAATACCATTGGTTTTATTAGAGGTTTGATAAGTCATAGTAAATATAATTGGTCAAAATCTGGAGACAAAATAGCATCATTTGCAGAAACATTGTACTTAATAAAAAGTTTGTACGACTTTTCAATTGATGATACTTTATCTACAAATAAACCTAAAAACATATTAGAATCTTCTGCATTTACAAAGACTACAAGAGAAAAACAAGATAAGTGGAGTAAGACTTCTGTGAGATCAAGCTTATTAATACCATCTAAATATTATCTTTCTAGGGGTTACACTGAAGAATGCTTAAATAATTATGACATAGGAGAGTCTAATTCTTCTGTTGGAATTTTTAAAGATAGAGTAGTTGTTCCAGTGTATGACACAGATGGGAAATTTATAGTTGGATTCACAGGAAGAACAAAGTATAAAAAGTGTGAAGCATGTAAACATTATCATGAACAAGAAGCTAGTTGCAATGGTTATGTTCATATGTCTAAATGGTGTCACAATAAAGGTTTTTCTAAGAAAGATTATTTATATAATTATAATTTTGCAATTGAATCTATTAAAAAAACTGGTGTTGCTATATTGGTAGAAGGACCAGGAGATGTATGGAGAATTGCTGAATCTGGAATTAAAAATTCATTAGCTGTATTTGGATCGTCTTTAACAGATGCACAACAGATTTTATTAGAGTCATCTGGAGCTTTGCACTTAATACTATTATTTGATTCAGATGAGGCTGGTTTAAAGGCTGGTAATAGCATAGAATCTTCTCTTGGTAGAATGTTTAAAATAATTAAACCAAAATTGCCCAATGGTTTTAAAGATATTGGTGAGATGAGTGTGCATGATGTTAAAAGTTTTTTAGTGCCTATTATGGAAAAAATATGATACAAAAAATAATTGGATTTTCTGGAAAAAAAGGTTCTGGCAAAGACACTATTGCTGGATTTCTTTCCTTTAATTCTGTGGCTCTTTTTGGTTGTAGTTCATCCATTTATTCTTTTGCACAACCAATGAAAAAAATAGCTATTGATTTTTTTGGATTAAGGCACAAACAAGTTTTTGGATCATTTGAAGATAAAAAAACTTTGACAAACTATTTATGGGAAGATCTTCCACATTACGAAGAAATTAAAATTCGAGAAGAAGTAGCTCCAACAGGCAAAATGACAGCTAGAGAATTTTTGCAGGAATTTGGAACTGGTATAGCCAGAAGAATGTGTAAAGATGTACACATAAATGCTTGTTTTAACGAAATAAGAAATGGTCATTGTCCATTGAATTTTATTACTGATGCAAGATTTGAAAATGAAATAGATAGTATTAAAGCAAACGGTGGAATTGTGATAAGGTTAACAAAAAGCACAGAAGATGATTACCACATAAGCGAAAATGAGTTGGACAATAGTGAAAAATTTGATATTGTTTTAGACAATCAAAAAATGACAAAAGAAGAACAAAAAACAGAAATTTTAAAAATTCTTAAGAAATTAGATTGGATAAAGAGTGATTATAACTTACTTAAGGTCTAGTTCTGTATCATCATACTCTTGGTGTCAACACAAGTATTGGTTAACCTACAATCTTGGGTTTAAAGATGACTCCAATAAAAAAGCAGAAAAGGGCAATGTTGTACATAAAGGTTTAGAATTGTTGGCAAATAAAAAGCTTTGCCTACAAAATGGAACAATTTCGTTTTCTGATTCTGAATTAGGTATGGAATTTATAACATCAGAAATGTCACCAGAAACAGCAATATTGGCTGGTTTTAATCATTATAAAAACAAAAGCACACATGAGTGGACAGATGTTGATTTTAAAGAATGCACTAAGTGGTTGTGGGATGTTTTATTATTTAATAATGGCATGTTTTCACCATTAACTAGAAATATTGTGATGCCAGAACAGTATTTTGATATTGAAATTGATAAACCTTGGGCAAATTATGATTATTTTCTTCCAGATGGGCAAATAATTTCTGGAAAGTTGCGAATAAAAGGAACTATGGACTTAATAACAAGGGTTGATTCAAAAACAGTAGAATATGTTGATTGGAAAACAGGAGAAAGAAAGAATTGGTCAACAGGAAAAGAGAAGGGTTATGATGATTTATACAATGATTTTCAGCTTAGATTGTACCATTATGCTTTAAATGAATTGTACCCAAATGAAAATATGATAATTATGACAATATTTTTTGTTAAAGCTGGTGGACCATTTTCTTTGTGTTTTCAAAAAGATGATATAAAAACAACCGAAGAAATGATAAAAAAAGAATTTGAAAAAATTAAGAATTGCAATAAACCATCAAGAATAATAGACTATGGAAAAGACAAATGGAAATGCATTAGACTTTGTAGTTTTTACAAAGATAAGCATAAAGATTCTGAAAATAATTCAATATGCGACCATATGCATCAAGAATTGATACAACTTGGTATTAACAATGCGTATGTTAAACATGCCAAAAAAGATACTGTAAAATCTTATGGCGATGGTGGCGGTCAATCTAATAGGGAGAATCAAAATGGCTGATTGGAGATGGGAAGATATTGTTTTTACTAATAAAAAAGAAGAAGTTACAACGACATCAACTTCTGCACCAGAAACTGTTAAGTATGAATCTAAGTACAATGGAGAAAAAGTTCTTGTTATTAAAACTGATATATTAAAAAATGATTCTTTTCAAGGATTTATTACTGGAATTGAAGCAAAAAAATTGCGTGATAAAATTCTTTCAGTAGACAATATATTTTATATTGATCGTAATATTGCAGAAAATGATAAATCTTATAAACAAGTTATACCATACTGTTTGATCAATCGTGGAGATTCAACATTTTGTTATCAAAGATCTAAAAAAGCATCTGAAAATAGATTGCATGATTTATGGTCATTGGGCGTTGGTGGGCATGTTAACCCATGCGATGGATTGAATAGTGAAACTATTACCAATGCGTGTAAAAGAGAAATTGAAGAAGAGGTAGAGTTTTCAAATTTAAAAAATGCAAACTTTGTAGGACTGATAAACGATGATTCAAATGATGTAAGTTCTGTTCATTTTGGGATTGTTTACAGTGTAAATCTTCAAGATCATTCAACCTTTAAGGTTAAAGAAGAAGCATTAGCAGAAGGTTCTT